TCTCTGTTACCTGTACACCAGGTGATAGCTGAAAAGCCATATTTATTCTCCTCGTTTTAAATCAGACATAATTTACTTACTTTTTTATCATCTGATTATTTATAAGATTTTTGTTTTTAGTCTTTAGTGTAGCGTTTCTTTTAGTCTATTCTGCCAATCTTCATCGACTAACCAGTAATCACCAGAGGCAACCCATGGTTTAGGGCCGTCATTACTCTTTGTGTGTACAAACGGTGTAAGTTCATGTGAGATTGTTCTCATTTCTTTGTTATAAAGACCCTCTCTTGTATTCACATCTACTAATTCTTTAAAAAAGGGCATAGTAGATAACCAACCAAAAAGAACCATACACATTACTAGGTCATCGTGGTAGCCTTCGTCAGCTTGATACCCTTGACCTTTTTCAATAAAGGTTGAAATTTCGTGTATAATCTCTGCGTCAAACACTAATAGTTTCTTTTCTTCCATTAAAGACTTAAAGTTGAAACATCCTTGTCTTTTTACCTGTTTAGAAGTATTAACACCTAGTCTTGTAGACTTACCAAATCCAGGAGTTACATACTGTCTAGCTTTTTCGGTTACTGTAGTAAATATATTTTCATATTCTATTTCTTCGTGTAGAATTTCTACAATTTGCCCACCAATATCATTGTTTTCACACAATATGTAAGCATTATTAAAGTCTCTACCTAACTTTGCTATCACCTCAGGATATAATAGAGGTGCTATTTTATTATTTCTGTATGTTGCCACTACCTTATATGGCATTTCTGTTATATCTGTTACAACAAAAGCAGAGTAGTCACCACCAATACCTCTAGCGGTGTCTACTGTGACACAATAATAATGATCCTCTTTTGGTTCTTCGTATATCCTTAGACCATCATCATTATAGAATATGGGCTCCTTGGTACTCAGTGTAGCAATAGTTCTAGCATTGATAAGTGTATTACTAGAACCGAGGAACTCACAAAGTACCTCTTGGTTAAACTTTAGTTCGCCAAGAAGTTTAAGTTGTTCCTCTGCCCATTTCTCATCTCTACCGGGTATTTCTTTGTACGGAATAAAATGATGAATAAAACCATTAGCACCTTTCTCCGCTTCATTCCAAAACTTCCAAAAGTGATTGTATCCTAATGGAGTTGAAGTGAGTAGGATCTTTGTAGTTTCGCCCGCAGAAATAGTAGGATATACAGAAGCAAAGAACTCATCCGCAACATTGTTTGGGATGATTGCCGCCTCGTCAATGTATAGCCAGTTCACAGACTTACCACGAATACCTGAAGTAGTCGTTGCTGCTGTGAATATTCTACAATTATTTTCTAATTCAACGTCACCCTTGTTCCATGTCTTTACACCCTGCTGCATCCATATAGGCAGGTTTTCGTACATAGTTTGATAACGTGCCAACACCTCTCTTGCTGATGCTGTTTTGTTACCCATGATAGCAACAGTCTTGTCGCTTTGAAATATAGTATAATGAAGTATGCAGGCAGCTGCTGTTACAGTCTTACCCTGCTGTCTGCCTTCCATCAAAATAACTTTACGATTATTGAGTATAAGTTCTACTTTTTTCTTCTGACATTCGTAAAGTTTAAAAGGCTGTAGACCCCTGTCCAATGTAATAATCTGAACATAGTTTTCTATAAAGTAAATGGGATCCTTCTGACACTTAACATACTCTTGGAGCTGTTCTTTAGTGAAAGAATGTTCGTATCCTATATTTTTTAGATTAGGATTTCCGTGATAGGAGGTACGTTCATCACTCATGGTCAATAACGTCTTTATTCAATGCTCTTAATAAATCTTTTGTACTTCCCACAAACAAATTATTGTTAGTTACACCACCCGCAGGTTTGTTGTTGCCCATTTCAGCATCAACCTTTTTCTTTTTCTCCTGCACGTCTAACATATCCTTAGCATTTTCTTGCATTGTTTTTATTAGTTGTCCTGCTACTTCATATGCTCTTGGATGGTCGCTGTTCTTAGCAATATGTAAAATACCTTTTACTGCTTCTTCACTGTATTCGGCAGTCCTCTTCAGCATTTCTCTTGCCTCTTGGAAATCGTCTTCCAAATCTTTATTGGCATCGTGAGGAGGTGCGGGTAAGTTGCTATCTGTTCTTACCTTTTTTAGATTTGCGTCTAAAGCCTTAGTAGGCTTAGTTTTAAATGTGTCGTCTAAACTGTCAAATGTACTCATATCAATAATTGAAATCCTGTTTTTCTCTTAAAGGAACAGCTTGCTTTGGTTTAAAAGTCTCTAAGGCAATTCTTTTTCTCTTTACTCTTTTTTTGCTCCAATAGAAAACTTTCTTTCTTTTTACCACAAATATAGAAATTATATTTTCAGGTTGCAAATCTATTATTCGGTTCCCTTGGTTATAGTGGGTCCAAGTGTATTCGCCATCTTTACTTACTCTTAAATTATACACCCACATTTCATGTATGTAACCATTTTTATAGATAATACGTAGTCGTTCTACTATCCTTCTTTTTAGCCTGTATTTCATATTTATTCATCTTCAAAAACATTTTCAAACTCTGTTATAAACCTATAAGGATCCGCAGGTGTAGGTGAAGCTACAACATTAGGAGGGTCTTCAATAGTAATCGTAGGCGCAGAAGTATATCCTGATCCTGCATTTGTTATTGTTATGCTATTTATTGTCCCGTCAGCGTTAAGAACAGCAGACGCTGTTGCTCCTGTTCCACCGCCGCCTGAAATTGTTACCGCCGGCTCATTGACATAGTTCGCACCTTGATATGTTAAGTAAATGTTACTTACTATTCCTGAGGATATTTGTGTAATAGCTGTGGCGGTTGTAGTAGTAATAGAAGCTGTAATTTTTGTATAGTCATTACTTGATACTAGGGAAGAAGGTGAAGCATATGCGTTGGCAATAGCTGTTCTAATGATTCCCTGATTGCCAACGTATCCATAAAAGTTTAACCGCATAGTGAAATTAAACGTCCAAATAATACTTTGGCGCCTTTCAAAGTCTCCCTCATAGTCAGCATCATAATCAATGTTATCAAGTGTAATTTTTATATCTCTTTTAATACCTAATTCAGGTAACTCGTTGACCGTGATATTAAAGTCCGGATTAAAGAAAGGCATTATTTGTTCTACAATCTGAAGACCGTCTTCTTGGTTTTTAGCAAAAACATATAATGATAGAGACATATTATAAGGTGTAGACACATATGCTCGACTTATACCAGTAACTGCTGCTCCGTCTACTATAGCTTTGTTTTTTTGTATGGGAGATACCTTTCTGCTAGAATCAAATTCAATTCCCTGTATTTCAAATCCCATGCGAGGCAAAGTAATTGCAACATCGCCTCTGCCTTCAGCGTCTGCGATAAGGGCAATACGAGATAAAAACTTTTGTTTTGTTGAATAGGACAAAGGTACTCTAATAACTTGTTGAGTAACATTACTTCCATCAACACGATTGATGTTAATATTGGTAAATATCATACCAAAGGCAGTGATAGCCTTTTTTATATGTTCGTGGTAGAATTGTTGATTTTTAAACATTATCCAATTTCTCCAAACGGATTGACTTCAGAGAAATCTAAAATATCCTCTACTTCATTAAATTCTGTGAAGTCAGCATTATCAGTTCTACCGGTACTAGTATCTTCTGAATAAGTCTCTAGTATTAATGAAGAACTATCCTCTAACAAGAACAGGTCTCCCGATTCAAGTTCAAACTGATGTACCAACATATCCAAGTTTTCTTCTTCATAGATATTATCAAGTTGTGTAATACCCGTATCAATAACTTCTGAGCTGTATTCAAACAATTCACACACAAGTCTATAGGTGTATAATTTACCTACTTGATAAAAAGGATCTTGGAATTCTACCATCTTAATTTCAAATAAAGAATTTGTTTTCTCAAAATACAATAAGTCGCCTTCTGCAGGACGAGTGTCTAGTTGAAAAACACCGCCGGAAGTATCGACCATTTGTTCCCATCTACGTTTTGCTAGTACGAATGTTGCTTGATCTCGTATTTCAATACCAAAACGAGTGAATAAATCTCCTTCGCCCTCATACCCATTCACATTTTCCAAATACATTTCCAACGGATAGGCCTGAGTAAATTGACTCAGTGTATCTTCGTCAAAGATTTTATCTTCGTCTACTAGTGTACGAGGTAAGTAAAATACGTCATGGCCGTATATTTTGAGGCTTTCAATAATCAGGTCTTCGATTAGCCGTTGTTCGGCCGTGGTACCGCTAGTGTTGCCTGATTGAAAGTAGAAGTTAGTGGGCATTGTTTACCCCACCATGAATGTCGGAGGAAGCTCATACTTTAACTGCATATCTTTTTCAATTTGATCTATTTCAGTAATTGCTTCTTCAAATATTTTATCTCCGTTAAGTGTAACACCGCCTGGAAGTTGTATGCCGCCAAACTTCTTCATGTTCTCACCCCACTGTCTTTTGATAAGAGAAGTGGCGTATTTCTTCAGAAACATATCGTCATACACTTCGGAAAATTCTGTAGGATCTACAATGCTGTAGGCTTCAAATACAACATAGTCACCGGGATTAAATGTAATATCCCAATCAGTATCTACAAACACACGATTTTGTTTTCTATTAAATCGTATTTGTCTTTGACTTACAAGCAACTGCTCAAGTGTTGATAAATGCTGTTGAACCACTGTGTAGTATGTCATATCAGCACCCATCAAATTATATAAATCGTTTTGTCTAAACTGATACATTATATCAAATATATTGCCGCCAGTGGTGTTTGAGTTTACCGCACCGCCAAAGTTAAACATACGTGTAATGGACAAAACACCATCACCTACAGGAATATATTTGTTACTCATATCGCCAGCAGTAAAAGGTGTAGAAGCATGAAGTGATGCACTTGCCCCTGATACCGAACCTGTTACTGTTTCTCCAGCAACAAAAGTTCCTTTGGTATCTTCAGTGCTGAATGTACTAGCGCCTGTTATTGACTTAACAATAGTAGTAGCACCTGAAGTTGCCCCAGTAAGTTTATCTCCTACGATAAACTGATTCGCCAAGATAGAAGACAGCGTTATGGTGTCACCGGTTATCTCATGTGAGATAAAGATTTTCTGGCGGCCATCAAAGTGATACTCGTACCAAAACTGTATAGCATCATCAATGCGATCTGATATTTGATCTTCGTCTACATTAATTTCAATTACAGGAAAACCTAACCTGCGTAAACAGTAGTCGATTAGTTCTTGTCTTGTGCTAAGGGCTGCCATTAAGATAGTGCCCCTAAATCCTGTGTAGATAAACTACCATTAGGGGTGTCTAAATTATCAAAAGACCCCCCTAATGTTTGACCAAACGCATCAGTCTGAGCAGCATCTAAGTTTCCTAAATCCCCTGTTGGAAATATTAAGGAAGGGTCCGACAGTGCATAGTTGGCAATTTGAACAACATTGCCGGCCGATGTTTTGGTATAAAGAACTTTATCCGATGTGTTTACAGCAATCTCCCCAACAGCAAGATCACTTGTTGTTGGGATAGAGGAAGCAGTCTCACTTCTTTTTGGTTTCAGTATTACCGGCATAGTTTATTCCTTAGTTCAACAAGGTTCCTGTAGAATCGTAAATGTCAATTCTAAATCTATCATTAGCTGCTGCTGAAGTCATAACACTTGTGTCATTATCAGCAAAAGACTCTCCACTTGTCTGTATTGCTGTAAGTCCTACACTATCAAGGGTAAATGTAGAAGTAACACCCAATTCAGACATTTCAAAAGCACTACCACTTACTGAGATTGTCTGCCCGCCTAGGTCAAGTGTACTGCCTGACAAATACAAGTCACGCCATCGTAAACTTGCAGAACCTAGGTCATATGTTATGTTTGCTGCAGGAAGAACAGAACCTGTAACTTCAAGTGGTTTATTAATTTCCCACTGAGTTCCTGTGTGGTCGTACAGTATAGAAGCTCCTGCTCCATCTACTGATATACCTGCACCATCAGCCGCTGCTGAATCTGCTGCACCTGATGCAAGAACAACCTCTTTGTCATCTACTGTAAGTGTGGTTGAGTTAATAGTTGTAGTTGTACCATTAACAGTTAAGTTTCCACCTACTGTTAAAGCACCCGAGGTATTGACAGTAGTAAACGTGCCGGCTGCTGGAGTTGTTCCACCAACAATACCATCTACGTTACCAGTTACATTACCAGTTAAGTCACCTGTAACATCACCTGTTACGTTTCCTGTAACAGCACCAGTTAAGTCACCTGTAACATTACCTGTTACGTTTCCTGTAAGAGGTGCTGTGACACCTGCAAAGGTAACACTATCGCCTGTTCCTACTGCTTGTCCAATAGCTATTGCACCTGTGCTATTATTATACGTAACACCGGTGCCTCCGCTAAGATCTGTTAGTGCAATTGCAGAAGTATTCGTTAAATCTGCAAGGGCTATTTCAAAACCACCCTGAGTAGAACCGTCATGGACTACCAGGGTGTCTTTAGTTGTATTGACTGTGACTTCACCCTCTGCTCCCGTGAATGAGGAATGCTCGGCGGTGGTTCCACGTCTTAATTGTAATACTGTTGGCATAATTTATCTCCTAAAATGTTCCGCCATCGAGTGTATCGACCTGTGATCCCGGGATAGTGGCGGCCGCATCTAAATTATCAAGATCAAATCTTAGTAATTCAAAGCCACCTGCCGTTGAGCCGTCATGTACGACTGCCGTGTTTTTACTTGTGTTGACTGTTATTTCAGCAGCCGCTCCTGTAAAAGATGCGTGCTGCGCTGTTGTGCCTCGTCTAAATTTTATTCTAGTTGCCATTAGAGACTCCCGTAATCAAGATTGTTGCCAACGCCTACCGAATCGGTTATAAGGCCATAATCTTGATCTGCGTTAATGGTTACTGCAACAGTTGATGTACCTGACCCGGCGTCAGTTATTGTCATCAAAGCTGTTGATGTGTCATTAAACTGAATAGTAGACGCACCTGATACGGTAGTGTCTGTATCTGTTACGTTTAAACCACCGCCAATAGCTTTAATATTATTACCAGAGTCTCTGATATATAGCTTTTGGTCTGCTGTATTTACAGCAATTTCGCCTACTGCAAGATCACTTGTTGTAGGTACGGAACTAGCTGTTTCTGATCTTTTCGGCTTGAGAACTATCGCCATTTGTTCTATCCTCTTTTAGCTTTTTAATCTTATTTTCTAACATACCTAATTCTTTTTTGAGGTAACTATTCTCTTTTACAAGAGAGTCGTCAGATCTTTCCACCTCTTTGATAACTTCAACCTCTTTAATGACTTCCACAGGCGGTTTTTCTTTTTCCGCCTGTAGAAGTTCTTTTAAGTCTTCTATCTCAGTATTTCTTTCCGAGATAATATTTTGAAGTTTCTCATTCTCCTTACTTACGTAAGCGCTTCTAGCTTGCAAAGTAACGACTTCTATAGAAGTTTCATTATATTTTTTTGCTAGCAAATTAATATATTCATTAATTAGCTCTTCATTAAACTGTTTACTAGAATCCATAATATATCCTCAAAATTTAAATTAAATAATATTAGTAAGAGCCGCCGTCTAGAGTGTTAGTCCAATCAGGAGTACCACTGTTTGAGTACAAGATGTAGCCATCAGTACCTGCAGCAGTAGCCTGAAGTGCGCCAGTTCCGTTACCGTAAAGAATACCGTTGCTAGTAAATGTACCTGCACCAGTACCACCGTCTGCAACAGCAATATCTGCTGTCAAGCCTGAAACAGTACCGCCAGTAATTGAACCAGTTACGTCACCTGTTACGTTACCAGTTACGTTACCTTCAATGTTAGCAACCAAAGTACCAACAGTGATTGTAAGGTTGCCAGTAGATGCACCTGTAGCAGTTGTAGTACCCATGGTGAACTTGTCTTCTGACTCATCCCAACCCATGAAAGCGTTGTCGCCTGTGCTACCACGTTCAATAACAAGACCTGAATCGTTAGCAGCTGCACTTGTGCCGTTACCAAGTTCTAGCAATGTATCAGAAACAACAGTGTTATTTGTAGAAATAGTAGTAGTTGTACCGTTTACAGTCAGGTCACCGGTGATAGTAGCGTTACCGCCAACAGAAAGGTTACCAGAAGAGCCGAGTGTAGTGAAAGAGCCAGCTGCTGCTGTAGATCCACCGATTGCAGTACCATCAATAGCACCGCCGTTGATATCTACAGTTGTGAAAGTAGAAGTACCAGTAGAAGTTACGTCACCTGCAAGATCAGCAGTGACATCTGCGAAAGTTACGCTGTCACCAGTGCCTACTGCCTGACCAATAGCAAAAGATACATTGTTATTAGAAACAGTAGTATCTACACCAGTGCCGCCAGCAAAAGTAAGTGTTTCGCCACCAGCTACTGTATCAGTAGTACCAGTATCAGCTGCAACATCAAATGAAGTAGCGATTGACGCTGTAGTGACAGCAGTTACAAGGCCTTTTGCGTTTACTGTTACAACAGGAACATTAGTAGTAGAACCAAATGAACCTACGTTGCTGTTTACAGTTGCAAGAGTACCTGCAGCAGTTACGTTGCCAGTACCATCAAAAGAAGATGAAGTATAAGTCAAGTCACCTGAGATAGATATTGTACGTCCTGTTGCCAGTGCTGTAGCAGTGTCTGCGTTACCAGTTACATCACCGGTTACGTCACCAGTTACATCACCAGTAAGGCTAGCAGTGATAGTTCCTGCACTGAAGTCACCAGAAGCGTCACGTTCTACAATAGCGCTTGCTGTGTTTGAGTCAGTAGCTGCGTCAATTGCATCAGTGTAAAACTTACCACCAATTGCGTGAATTTCCGGAGTGCTACCGTCTGAGCCAAGAGACTCAATGTAAAGTTTAGCGGCAGCGCCTGAACCACTCTGATCCTGTGCATATGCTAATTCGCCTTCTGCAAGAGCTGCCGTAGTTGGAGCAGTTGAGCCTGAAGAGCGTTTAATTTGAATGACTGTTGCCATG